ATGAAGCAATCATCTCCAGCTTGGAACAAGAAAAACTCGTCTTCATAACCGTACTTCTTAGCCAATGCTTTATGTATGATGATCATCCGAAATGTGTTAGAGCATGTGGTGGTGGGATCACCACTAAACTAGGTACCGCGGAGTTTACCTCTAGCGATTATTCGTGCTTGGCTACCTATGAAAAGTTTATTCAAAGTAGTCCACTTCGGTCTAACTACTTGAACGTGATAATGAGTTCGTTGAAGTTAATTTATAAGCAAATTAATCTCAACGGCAGTGAAGCCCATACGCAGTGCTAACAAGCGCATGGCGCTCCATAGAGGTTTATCAATAACCTCTTTAATAACGGCAGACTAATGACTGTCATGTGCAGAATTATCTAGACTGTATATGACTGGGTCTTTAAATGTGTTATAAACAGCATTGATTTGTGTCTCCAATTCTTCATGATTAATGCCTTAGACGAAAGGAGTTGCTAATGTATGGCGATAAGCAGTTAACTTATTAGTGTATTGAGTAGGATCTTAGAAAGCTTTCTTAAGGATGCTCATAGCCTCACTAACAAGCCATGCTGGTGCCCCTTTCAGGGTGTAATGAGGTGCCATTATACAACGGGGCCTCATAGACATCAGCCGATCGAATTCAGCGTCAGCCTGCTTAAAGACATTATGCATAGCTTCTGGATACGATTTCTCTTTGGGCTTAAGAAAAGCCGTATATAAACTAACTAGCTTGAGTGTTTCCTTAAAAGTATCAAAACCTTTTTAGGCCGTATCACGTTTACAGGGCTCAATTTTTTTCTAAATACTGGGCAAAACTCTTACAGTCATGTAACATGATATGAGGAGTTAACCATTCCTTAAAGTCAGGCATAAATTAAGTTAGGTTACTTACGAAACGTTGGTCAGGGAGTACTTGAGGCTCTCTTTAGCGCTTCATGACAGCAGAAATCAGTGCAGGCACGGATTCAGCTATCATGTTAGGCACCTAGAGTTAGGCTGGATCGATGAGGCCAACCTATTTTACATCATAAATCTTGTAAGGATCATCCTTTATGCTCTCAACTAGTTTGGTATAACTACCATGTTCAGGATACTCCCAGTCATCATTGACAACTGGTTTAAAGAGAGCTTCACTTTTTGCTTTATCAAGAGGTACAAAAGGTGTGAAACCAGCTTGGTGTTTAGCAATAAGAGCACGTTTACTGACTACCTCAACACCACCGACTTTGGCGTTCTTGAGCCCTGATGCTAAATCTTTTGCTTTAGCCACGAGTCCACTTAGGTCAGGCAGTTACTCTTTCGGTAATCTCTTCCGTAGTTGTTTAGACGCCTGCCTAAAAGTCTTAGTGGTATATTCGCTCACTGATTTAGTGGTAGTCTATATGGCCTCACTAGACTGCTTGACTGCGGTCTCTAGGGTGGGTTTGGCAGCTTAGTACTGTTATTTAACATCTTCAACAGCTTGTACAAGCTTTGGTTTAACAGAACTAAGATTTTAACCACCTATCCT